GCGCCCTTGCGGGCGCTGTCGGGACTGATTACCCGGAGCATTTATTTCTAAGTGCTGCATCTGTTACTGCCACATCACGCAATAAAGGAGTACCATATGGCGAAAGCTAACCGCCGCGAGGCGGTCGTACTCTTCCTGTTTGGCCTCGGTCAGCTGGGAGGGTGTTCTCTTCTGCGGGTTAAACCCGCCGAGGACATTCCACCCCCGGTAGATCCGAGTCTCCCTCAGGCGTGTGTTTGGCTTCCTCTACCCTATAAGTGGTCTTGCCTTGACTGGGAACAGTTCAAGGCCGCCGCCATGGATGGAACCGGTGCCTTAATAGGGCCGGTTGCGGAAGCCCCGTGACAATCGGGAGTTGGACGGTAGGGCCTTATTCGAGCTCTTTCGTCTCCTATAACGCTGCTAAACAATGGTCTGGCCAAGATGGCAAGACTATCCCCGGGAGAGTCTCTCGGAGATCGCAGTGGAACGACTACTCCGTTTCCCACCGAGTGTCTAAAGCGACTAAACCGGCGCCGCTGACTATTGAAGCCAGCGACAACGGCACGTCGTGGACACAGTTTACGGGTTTAAATCCGTATACTCAGGTAGTTGGTGCTCAGCTTTATGAACCTAATTTGCCAGCGGTCACTAATGATATTGGTGGCTTCTGGTTGGTTCAGGATGAGTACGAACTCCTTGCGAAGTTGCTCAAAAAGGTTAAGGGCCACACCTTTAATGTGGGTGTGGCTTTAGCCGAAGTGGACAAATTTGCAGGGGGAGTGGTTGGAACTCTCAAGAACTTGGGCCTTGGTGTGTTGGATCTCTCCGAGGGAAACTTCGGGGCATTCGCGCGCCGGTTTGGGACTTACCCTCCGAGTCCTCGTGTCCAGCGAAAGCTGAATACTCGGGACATCTCAGGGCGGTTCCTTGAAATGCGTTATGCTTGGCTCCCCGCTATAGGTGATACCTACAGCGCGGCCCAAGCTTTCGAGGCCATTTCTAATGGTCCCCGCCAGCAGCTCTTTCGAGTTTCTGGTAAACGCACTAGTGACATCTATGCGACGGCCACTTTTGGACGTTACAAGGGTGTACAAGTTGTTCGGCGATCTTATGCGTACGAAGCGTATGAGGAGCTGGGCTTCTACAGGCAGATGGGTTTGGGAAACCCTGCGAGTATTCTTTGGGAGCGAATCCCGTACTCGTTCGTTGTCGACTGGTTTTGGCCAATCGGCACGTATCTGGAGTTGATAGGACAGGTTCCTTTTTTAAAGGGCCGGTTCTTACGGTCGGATTCCATTAAACAAACGTTTAGTGGTTCCCCGATCGCGGACGCAAACGGTAAGTGGGGCGGATGGAAATACGTCCGCCCACCCAACTATGCGCCTATAAACTCTCTGCACTTTCAGTACTGTCGCAAAAAGCTTTCTTCCCTTTCTGTTCCTCGCCCCACTATTCAAGTGGCTGGCGCGGTGCAGGGAAAAAGGGTTCAGAATGCGATAGCACTGGTTCACCAAGTCTTCGTATCTACGGCAGTTTCCTTCCTTAGCAAGAAAGGAACCCGTAACTCCTCCTGGGCTGACTTCTTGGCCAATCTTTAATTAGGTTGGCTTTGGTCTCCTGGGTTCTTTCACATTACTTCGGAGTTGACAATTATGGCTCAAATGGCCAACATCCTTGTCAAGGATGATTCCAACCCGCTGGTCGAATTCACTTTGATCCCTGTTTCCAATGCGCGTCCGAAATGGCGTGCTGCGGTTACGGGGGTTCCGGTGTCCGGCCAGATCACGGTAGAGCTCCTGCAGAACACTGTTCTGCCAGATGGCAACTACCGCCGGGTTTTTCGCCTCTCGGTTCCTGAATTGGAAACCTTGGGGACGGCGGGAACGTCAGCGGGATACGTAGCGCCACAGAAGGTGGCGTTCGTTACCCCAATCACGGTCACCATGATCGTGAATCAGCGGGCTACCGTCGCCTCGTGCGCGAACGCTTTGAAGCTCCTTATTGGGCTTCTTGGCGGCGCGTATTCGACGACGGGTGGTGGTACCCTTTCGGGAACCTCTGCCGCTGACGCTGTCAAGTCGAACACGACTGGACCGATTACACGGTTCCTCGTTTACGGCGAAGACGCGACGTAACTGATAGGCCCATGGGGGCTTCTTACCAATTAAGTAGAGGTTCTAATGAGCAAGTCAAATCGTCCGTTTCGCAATCACACCAATCGCCATCTCCTTGAGGTCCTTGTGAAGGCCCTCGTAGAGTTGGATGATCGTGGCTATAGCTTTGAAGGCCAGAGCGACGATCATGATATGGAGGTGTCCCTTCTAGGCTTTGGTGCCATGAGGGAACAATCTCCTGGTGTGTATGTCTC